ATATAGGTCATAATATCCAATTCCATCTTGGTCATTCACCTGTAATGATACAAAAAATACTAGATGAAATAGACGAACCGGTTACTTTTTGGCTTGATGCACACTATCAAGGTGGTCAACAGCCGGGTGATACAAGAGCTCCTATTAAAGATGAACTCAAAATTATCAAAAACCATCATATTAAGACACATATGATTATGATTGATGATGTGAGATTGTTTCAATCTTATGGTACATCAGTAAATGAAGTGACAAAGCTCATGCTTGATATAAATCCTGATTATACCATAGAACGAAAACTAGGGATTAAAGAAGGTGATGTAATTGTTGCATATATTAAGTAATAAGGTTGAAAACTACTATCTATACAGTATAATTGTTATATGATTATAAAAAATATTGCTTGTTATGATGGTGAATTAATTCATGGACGGTTTGCTTACGATTTCTTTCGTAAAAAGACACTACCTATCGGTAATATTGTTGCATTCCGTGCTCCTATGAACGTAGAAACGTCAGGAATGATTGACAAAGAGGATCTGATTTCTTCCGATTTCATTTACAGTGATGATGCATTGAGTTTCTGTTGGGAAATTCCCAATTTGTGCCCGACTGGTGCAGTAGCATTTCAAAGATTGTTTAATACTTTGATGGCAAACATTCTCAGTAGTAAATACCTCCAAAAACCTATTGAAGTTGATGGGGATGACCTTTTAGTTCATGATGAATTCGAAGGTAGTGATGGATCACTTCAAAAGGTTGGTAAATGTTCGGTGAGTATTACATATTCGAAGAATAATGTTGCAATTGGTCATACTGGTATCAATGTTAATGCTGGTTCTAAAGCTCCTAACTTTGCATACGGTACAAAAATGACAGATGAACAGTGTAATCAGTTTATGCAAGATGTGATCGATATGTTTTACAATCTAGCTGATGATTTGTTTTTATCTTCAACCAAGATAACACTATAATCATGAAAGAATCAAAAATATTCATATTTCAGCACGGTGAATCTGTTGATGATAGTCTTAGAAATATAGGATTGGAAGAATTGAGCCATTTACCATTTAAAACGCAAGTTGCGGACAATAAATGGCATGATATAGGTTCAGGTAAGTTAACAATGATTTTTTACTGCATTAAAACACCAGCAGAAACTGTCGAACATGATGAATTTACACTTGTAAATATTTCAATTGAAGCAGCATATGTAGTTGTCCGGTACCCGAAAAAAGAAAATGAATCAGAAAACTGAACATGAACTTGATATTGCTATCACCACTGCTGAAAATCAGTGGAAAAAATATAGAAGAGAATCGCAAGATGCAAATCTCAAAGCTGGAATGGCTGAACAATTCTATTTTGAGTTGAAAAATCTCAAAGATAAATTAGAATCGACTATATGACAATATTTTCATACTTAAATTCACTACTTTATTCGAAGAAACGTATTGATATGAACTGCGAAGACGAATCGCAGTTCAATCTTTATATGATTAACAGGTGGACAAGTATGTATTCACCAGAATTGGCAAATTATGTCAATAACACTACAAATTACTACTGGAGTTTATTTGATGATAAGCGTAGTCAGTATGACTACTGTTATAATGTGCTTCCGAAGATTAGATTCAAGAGAATGCAGTACATTAAAAAGAATAAAGGCGAGAAAAAGGTAAAATCAGATGAACAACCAAGAATACCTGATTTTACCAGTCAAAGAGAGTATAAAAACAATGTTGAACTACTTGAGCAGTTATGTAAATAACTGTATATGGCACAAGCAAGTATCGATTCCCTCGCTCCGAAAAGAAGTTTAATCAATCTAGATGATGAACGGTTAGATGATTTCGGAAATATAGTAACAGATGATTATATTCTGTCATTCATCTTTGATGATATCCTTCTCGTTAAATTCACTGATGAAGGTGATGATGAAGGTCAAGGAGATGTTGTTGAAAGAGGTGGTATTTTTATACCTGTTAACGCAATGCAACGTGCATGGCGGAAAGGTGTGGTATTAATGGCTGGACCTGAAGTGAAATACGTTAAAACAGGTCAGATTGTTATTTTTCCAAGCAACTATGGTGTTGGGCTTGGTAATGTCGAGATTAAAGACTATGGATTCCTTAAGAAAGGTATTTTCTTGAACGAAAGCCGTATATTTGGTATCTGTGATAAGAAGAATGAAGGTAAATCTACAAAGTCTAAGACAAAAGCTGCAAAATAACGTTTGTGAAATTCATTTTCTTCGTCGTCGACCTATAAAAGGTCATAGTCCTATAAGAAGAATGATATGTACACTCGATATGGGTTTGTTGACCAGTAATGATGGTAAGATATCCCTTAATTTTAAGGCCGGATCTGGTCCATTACCGTATAATTCGATGGCGAAAAACTTACTTTGTGTGTGGGATATCTTTATGCAAGACTGGAGAATGATCAATATGGATGATTGTTATATTGATAATGAAATTCCTAACACACAATTTTGGGATTACTTTAATGAGAAGCTTCGACCAATGTCAGCTGATGAAAAAGCACAATATATGAAATAATTATGATGAGTGAAAAGACAGTCGACATGCTCACAAAGTTTTTACTTAGAGATATTGTCATATTTAACGAAAAAAAGCAATTTAAACAAGGTAAACTGAAATTGTTTCATACTAAAGAGTTTTATTACATTTTAACTCTAGAAATGCCTGATGGGGGTATGAAAGATTATGAAATTCCATACCCATTTGATATTGTTGATTATGGGGATCATTTAAAATTAGACTACACACTTGAACAATTTGCTCAGGAAAAAGATGACGTGTTTTTCAAATCGAAAATCATAAACACGAAGCGTAGAAGCAAGCTTTTCAACACAGTTGTTGTTTTATCAGCATACTAGATTATAATCTAGTCAATGATAAACAAATTACTTAGCTCCTTCCCTGAAGGTTACGAGCCGAACACAGCTCAAACACAGATATTAACACAAATGCATAAAGCATTTGAGGATGGTTATAAGTTTGTTATTGTTTCTGCTCCAACTGGCTCAGGAAAAAGCTTCATATCAAAGACATTAGCAAATGCTAGCGATCGCTGCACTGACACATGGGACAAATTGATTACCAGCTATGATGCTTTCCAGGTTAACCAAATGGGGGAATATACGAACGAAGAAGCCTGCTTAGATGAGCCGCCGCATGGTGCTTTTGCTTTAACAATTACAAAATCACTTCAGGAGCAATACAAACAACTGTTCGATAGTGCTACATTACTTAAAGGTAAGAGTAATTACCCGTGCGAATTGGATAATGAGTTCGATGTAGAAACAGCACCATGTGTTTTTACTACAGGTCTTAAACAAACATGCTGGATGCAGAACAAATGTCTATATTACAATGCAAGAAACACTGCTTTAAAAAGTGATTTCACTGCTTTGAACTATAAAATGTTTCTAAGCACACCAAACCATGTTAAACACAGAAATTATATTGTATGTGATGAAGCATCTGAACTAGAAGGTGAACTTGTAAGCCAATTTTCATGTAATATAACAAGAAGTAAATGGAAAAAAGCTGGGATCAACATACCAAAACTGCTTAGTAAGAAGCCATCTCAGATCAGACAATGGGTTATGGATATTATCGATGATGTTGAAACAGAACTGAGGAAATTGAAAGATAAGCTTGCGAAAAATCCAAAGCTTATGACGCAATCTGAAAAATACAAGTTTCTTGCATTGAGAACATTCAATATGAAGTTGTCGTTAATATACAAAACATGGCCAGACTGTGAATATGTAGCTCAAAATGATGATGATGAAATCAAATTAATGCCGCTTAAGATTGATACACTTACAGATACAATTTTTAAGTATGGTGATAAGATTGTTTTAATGTCTGCTACCATTATTGATCATAAAAACTTTGCTAAAACACTGGGTATAGACAAATACAAGTATATCGAAGTAGGTAGTGCATTTGATCCTGAAAAATCACCTATTCATATCAATACAAAGATAAGGCTCAACTACAAAAACATGCAAACAAGTTTACCTACTGTGATTAAGCAAGTAAAACAACTCTGTGATCATCATAAAGGTGTAAAGGGCATCATTCATACACATACATCCTATATTGCTAACCAGATACAACGAGCTGTCGGTAATGACCCGAGGTTTTTGTTTAGAAATGATGAACAAAACAATGAACATATTCTTGAAATGCATGAAAATAGTAGTGAGCCTACTATACTCGTATCACCAAGCTTAGGATATGGTGTTGATCTCAAAGATGATCTTGCAAGATTTCAAATTATTGTAAAAGCTCCGTATTTACCATTAGGTGATGAACGAATCAAAAAGCTCTTTGAACTAGATAAAAACTGGTACTCAAATGCAATGTTGTGTAATGTAGTTCAGCAATGCGGACGAGGAGTTCGTAATAAAAACGATTTCTGTGATACATATATCATGGACGGGTGCATTTATGACGCGATTGTCCGTAATAAAGACAAGCTTCCAAAGCATTTTATTGATAGATTTGTTTAAATATTTAAATGTCACTCTTCAACGAGCAATATAATCAAATAATATCAGAAATTTTTGGTCCAAATGAAGCATTCCCACTAAATTGGACTGAAAAATCTGATGACTTTTGGGAATGTAATTTTGAAACAAAAAAATCAGGACGATTTGAAGTAACTATTATCATGGAACTTCCCGGTAAATGGGAAATTATATTTGCTGCGATGAAATTTCATGGTGAAAATGAATATGGTGAAAATGAATATATACCACAGCTTGATCCAACTAATGCAAAGACCGGTGAAGAATTATTGATTTATGGTTCTGTTATAAATGCAGCTAGAGAGTTCATGACACAAATGCAACCACCAATGATATTTTTTACCAATGATAAAACTACATCACCTAAAAGAACAAAACTCTATCATGCACTTGCAAAAAAAATATCGACAGAATTCCCTAATTATAAACAGCAAGCTACGGGTCTTAGAAATGGTAAAGATGTGATTGCATTTGTGAAGGTTAATTAAGTATTAACAAATGAATTTCGAAAGTTACCACTACATCGACGAAGGTATTAAGGATCAACTTAAATCCGGTGCTATAACTCTTGCTACAGCTACTGCATTAAATGCAGCTAACTTAGACCCTATTGAATTGTATAATCAGATCGCTGATCATGAAGGTGTTGTACAACAAGCTTACGTTGATTCAACAGGTCATAAAACGATTGGTATAGGGTTTAACTTGGATGATGCTTCAAATATTAAAAAGCTTGAAAAAATCGGAGTTTCAGTTGAGGATTTACTTTCTGGTAAACAATTATCTGATAGCGAAATAAAAACATTGTATAATATTTCAATATCTCAAGCATACCGAGATGCAAAAACATTTTTACCGGATTTAGAGTCTCATCCTTCAGATGTTCAGAAAGCTGTCGTAGATATGTCGTTCAATCTAGGGTTGACTCGATTATTGAAGTTCAAACAAGTAAGACAAGCACTTTTTCAACGCAACTATCGTAAAGCTGCAGATGAAATGTTAAATTCATTGTGGGCAAAGCAAACAGGCCGAAGAGCACAAAAGCTAGCTAATATGGTACGTAATGCTACTTAAGTAGCTTGATAAAAGGAATGTATATCTTTATCTTCATCGTATAGAACAAAGATATCGTGGTATTTGAAGTTGTCACCATTCATTTCTACCTGTCTACCAAACTCTGACATACTTCCGAAGATGGTATTAACAAGGTCCTCATCAATGCAGGTACCTATTAGCTCCATTTCTTCATCACTCGGCAACATAAAATGAGCTGCTTTTGGGTTAGGTGTAAGATTACCAAAGCTTCCTGCTCGTGCAGGTGTTTTAATCATCGTATTGTTTGGTGAATCATCTTTTGCATTTACTCTACGCTGGATAGCAATAGGTGCATTAAAATCCTCAAGTAGGTCTGTTACTAAAGAGTTGAATTTCATATAAATACTTATACAATTATGTTAATGAAAAAAACTCAAAAGCTTCAATGTGTTGTAACAGGTAAAGATAGTATATTCTCAGGAGACTACTTACTTAAAAAAATAAAAGAACACGGGAGCTTAGAAAAACTTGAAAAAAATTATATTTGTAAAGATGTAAAATCGTTAATCAAACGAGGCTACAACATTGAACAAATAAGAAACGCTCTTAATGTATCTGAAAATGTCGATTACCCTTCTGATGATGTGATCAAAACGATAGAAGAAATGCATAAAACAAATTCGTTTAAGCTCCCTACAATTAACAATAATTTGACAGGATTTACACATAATAAATCAGACCCTGAGGTTGATTCTTTCATGAGTTTACTATATAATTAAAACATGAACGGACAAATATTAGTACCAAGAATAGTAGGTGATAAACTTAACTTTTATAACGCAACAGCTGGTGGCATGGTAAGATCAGTTAGCTTACCAGCTGGAGGTACATATGATGGACCTATTGTTTCAGGAGATGTAGTTGCAGTTACGGTTACAAGACCATCAACACGTCCTACAATTTATACATACAAGCTATCAACTGGTACATTAATCGGAGCTAACTCTATCTAATGATTGATATCGGACTAGTAGATGAGCAGGTAAATTTAAACGATTTCCTTGATAAAGATGAACTAAATTATAACGTACCATGTATATTTTTCGGGTTTGTAATTAAGAATGAATATGATAACAAACGGTTATGCATACAGCCAAAATACGCACCGAAAAAAATCATCCATAAGTATAAAGATGCGGATGGTGTAGTGCACATGTTACCACTTTATGGTTGTATATTGCCTGTATCGGGTCAGTACAAACAACTGAGTACAATACTAATACAACAACAAGCTGATATTACAATTTCAACCTACAAAAATATACTTGAACAATTTGATTTATCGTGTGATGATTGTTATTTACACTATGCTGTTGGGACATATCCAGTAGACCTTGCTCATTTTAAACGGTTGACTAACAATGAAATATCAAAGGATAAGAAGATATTTCAGCACATTCTTGGCATGGAGGATGATGAATTTGACTTCCAAAAAATGGGGTCTCTCGAGTTGTTCATACTTACGTAAACTGTTAACTCTTAATAGTTTATAAAAAGTTTACGCAAAAACGTAGGAAATAAAAATCCAACTTAAATAATATTATGTCAATTAAAGCCTTATCAGATTATACAGTATACGCGAAGTATGCAAAATATATTCCAGAACAAAAACGCCGTGAAACATGGAAAGAGCAAGTCGACCGTGTTTTTGAAATGCATGAGCATAAATACCAGCTACAGTTAGCATCAAATTCAGAGTTCAAAGAGTTATTTTATCAAGCAAAACAAGCTGTGATGAAAAAACAGGTGCTCGGATCTCAACGAGCATTGCAATTTGGTGGACCGAGTATTGAACGCCATAATGACAAGATGTACAACTGTTTTTCAGGAGATACTAAACTGATAACATCAACAGGAGTAATGCAATTTGATGATTACACCCCTGGTGATCAAATTTCAGTTCTAACACATAATGGTCGATGGAAATCAGCTGTTGTAAATCAATATGGTAAACAGCAACTTTATAAATTAACCTTTAAAAACGGTCAAAATATACATACAGTCAAATGTACACGTGATCATAAATGGATTTTAAAAAATGGTAATGAAACTACGAATATCAATATAGGTGATAAAATATTAACATCTAAGACGACATTTACGTTCGATTACGATAATGCAACACCGATTGAAAGGTTATACTGGTGTTATGGTTATGTGTTTGGTGATGGAACAACTGTTAAAACAGATAGCGGAACATATTCATCTGCAAGATTATGCGGCGATGATGCAAAATATGAATATAGATTTACAGAACAAGGATTTAAATCATCATCTTCAGCGTCATTAAATGGTGATGTAATAGTATATACAGGTAAATATGATAAGACAGCACCAGATCCGAAAAGAGATTCTATCGAATTAATACAAGCATTTACAAGAGGTTATCTTGACGCTGATGGATCAAAAAGTAGTAACGTTAGGAAGGGGGATATGACAAAACCTAACCCGTTTAATATGATTTCTGCTGAAGATTTCGAACATCAACAGTTTATCGAAACATGTTTTCCTATTGCTGGTGTGTTTATCAAAAAAGTATATGATAAAACAGGTACAAAAACAAACTTAGGTACTATCAAAAACGGTAAAACATATTCTATACAAACAACTTTTGACAGAGAAAACAAACATGCAAAGTCATTTAAATTGATTGATATAGAAAAATTACACATTGATAATGTGTGGTGTGTAAGTGTTGAAGATGATAAATCATTTACTATGCCAAATGGTATGGTTACCGGTAATTGCGCAACAACATACATCGATAGACATACCGTCTTCGGTGAGATTATGTATATGTTACTATGCGGTTGTGGTGTCGGGTTCAGTGTTCAGTATAAGCATATTAACCAACTACCTAAGATACAAAAACGTAATGGTAATACCGAAAAATTTATTATTGATGACTCAATTGAAGGTTGGGCTGATAGTATCAGTGCATTAGTGAACTCATATTTTGTATCAAAAGGTAAATTTAGTGCGTTCAATGGTAAGAAAATCGAATTTGATTACTCGCTTATCAGACCAGAAGGTGCGTTTATATCTGGCGGCTTTAAAGCACCTGGACCAAACGGTCTTAGAAAAGCTCATGAAAAGATTGCTGCTATTATTGAAAAAAGACTTTCAGAAAACAGTAATAAACTCAAACCAATTAATGCTTATGATATAATCATGCATACTGCAGATGCTGTCCTTAGTGGTGGTGTTAGAAGAAGTGCAACAGCTTGTGTATTTTCTTATGATGATAAAGAAATGATCACAGCTAAGACAGGTAATTGGTTCTACGATAACCCTCAACGTGGCCGTAGTAACAACAGTGCTCTTCTCATAAGAAATAAGACAACGTTTGAACAATTCCAAGAAATAATGATCTCTGTTAAGGAATGTGGTGAGCCAGGCTTTGTTTTTGCTGATAATGAAGATATTGTTTTTAATCCATGCTTTGAAATCGGTATGAGACCAAAACTTAACGACGGCAGAAGTGGGGTACAGTACTGTAATCTTACAGAAACAAACGGAAAGAAATGTACTACTAAGGAAGAGTTCTTTCATGCATCAGAAATGGCAGCTATCCTTGGTACCTTACAAGCAGGCTATACAGATTTCAAGTATCTCGGTGAAGTTACTGAAAAAATTGTAAGACATGAAGCATTACTCGGTTGTTCTATCACAGGCATGATGGATAACCCTGATATATTGTTCAGTCCTGCAAACCAACGTAAAGCTGCTGAAATTATCAAGGATACTAACAGAAAAGTTGCAAAAATGATTGGTATCAACCCTGCAGCAAGAACAACATGCTGTAAACCAGCTGGTACTACGAGTTGTGTACTTGGGACAGCTAGTGGTATTCACCCTCACCATGCAAAACGTTATATCCGTCGTGTTCAAGCCAATCGCCTTGAATTTCCACTGAGAAAATTCACAGAAGTTAATCCACTAGCAGTAAATGAGTCTGTTTGGAGCGAAAACAAGACAGATATGGTAATTAGCTTCCTTTGCGAGGTGCCAGCCGGTGCTGTAACAAAGAATATGATGTCTGCTTTGGATCTTCTTGATAAAGTTAAGACAACACAGCAAAATTGGGTAGAATATGGTACAAATAAAGAGTTATGCATTGATAATACACTAAGGCACAATGTATCAAACACAATAACCGTACAACCAGATGAATGGGACCAAGTAACAAAGTATATTTACAGAAATCGCCAGTGGTTTGCAGCTATTTCATTGCTTCCAGCTAGTGGGGATAAAGATTATCCACAAGCACCGTTCACAACAGTGCACACACCTATTGAAATGGCAAAAGAATATGGTGATGCATCTGTTCTTGCATCAGGTGTAATTGTAGATGGGCTAAAGGCGTTCGATGACTTATGGCCGGCATGTGATGCAGCACTTGGAAAAGGAGCACCACTACCAGAATTGCCAAAAGAGCCGAAATATCCAACAAAACGCGATAATAAAGACCTTGCTCAGTATTTCAATGATAAGGAAGCATATGAAACTATTCTTCTCAAGCATGATTGGGTACGTAGAGCAAGACAATTTGCTGATCGATACCTTGATGGCGATGTTCAGAAGATGACTTACTGTTTGAAGGATGTTAATAACTGGAAGACATGGTGTGATCTACGTAGAGAATATAAGGAAGTTGATTGGTCAACAGTTGTTGAAGATGAACCGTTCTACATTGATATCAATACCACTGCTGCGCAAGCTTGTCAGGGTGGTAAATGTGAATTATAAACGGAACATCTATAATATTCAGTATGAAATATGCTAATTTATACACCGCTAAAGGTGATACTGGTATGACCGACCTTTGGTCTGGTGGAAGAGTATTGAAAAATCATTTCCGTATTAAAGCGG